AATGGAAAGATGGCGAAGCGGAAAGCGTTGCCCGTTCCAAAAAGTACTGGTCTATTCAGCGCAACCGCGTTTCAAGGGCTATCGAACACAAAGAACGCAACAAGGTTGAACAATGGGCAACGAACCAAGTAAGGAAATTCTATGGCAAGTGAAATAGGCTACTTTGCAGGCATTGCATCATTGCTGCTAATTGCTATCCTCGGCTTTGCCATTTGGATAATCATTAAGGACGACTTAAAATGACTGACCTCATAATAATAGCAATGTACGGTATATTAGCTTACTACACACTAAAAGGCGAATAAAATAATTTGCATAAGTAAAAACTTATCCGTATACTTGCAACACACCACACCAATGAATCTACACAGATTACATAATAAGACATTAAGGGGGGCAGTTCACGATATTTCGTGCATTGGTGTGGTAATCAATTTGATGCCCCCCTTACTTTTAAATCCACACCACAATGAATTTACTAATTCCACACAAAGACACTACAACTAAGCAGCTAACAGATAGGCTTATTGAGTTGCAGCATGAACGCGATGCGTTAGACCCTAATTTACTACGTAACAAACTCAGGCTTCTGGACATTGAAGCTGAGATGTTTGCTATTTATCGAAGATTTACCTATAAGGCATGGGAAAGGGCTAAAAATGGCTAAGAGATTTATAGACACAGAACTATTCGAAGATGAATGGTTTTCTGAATTGTCAACAGATGCCAAATTGTTATGGATATACTACATAACACGGTGCAATCATGCAGGTTTATTGAAATTTAATAAAAGGCTTATTGAGTTTCAGACTGGCATTAAGAATATTGAAAGAGTATTTGAACAGCTTGGAAACCGTTTACTAAGGGTTAGTGAAGTGTTATATTTCTGCCCTAAGTTTATTGAGTTCCAATACCCAAACTTTCCAAATTCACAAGTTAGGCAACAAAACAGCGCAATCAAACTTTTACTTGAAAATAATATAAATCCTGAAACCCTGACTGTATCTGATACTTTTAACAGTTTAGAAACAGTTAGTAAAGACTTAACTAAGTCTTATGAATATGAACATGTACATGAACATGGGGGAAGTAAAGAAAAGAAAATCGCTTTTGAAATTTTTTGGAATCTCTATCCTAACAAGGTGGCAAAGTCTAAGTGTATTCCAAAATGGAACAAGTTAACCATTGAGGAACAACAAAAGGCAATCGATACACTACCGAAATTTGTACAACACAAACCATTCCCTTCATACACACACCCAAACCCCGAAACATATTTGAATCAAAAAAGGTGGGAAGATGTATTAGTGCCGCCAACGTCTAAAAACCGACTTTCAGGAGAAGATGTAATGCCATCAAGAAAGGGACTTTCGGTATGAGTTTTGAATTATACCACATAGACATTAAAGGGCGCACAAGTGGCAGCTTAAAAGTGAAATGTCCGAAATGCAGCGACAACCGCACGAACAAAAGCGACAAGTCTTTAAGCGTAAACATTGAAAAGAAAGTGTGGCATTGCCATTACTGCGGGTGGTCAGGCTCACTAAATGAACGCAAAGAGGATATAAAGTATGAATTGCCAGTGTGGAAAAACGAAACGAATCTACCTGACGCAGTTCTAAAATACTTCGAGGGTAGGCGTATAAGCGCAGAAACCTTGCTTAAAATGAATATTACTTCGCAGGTGGAGTATATGCCACAAATTGAAAAGAAAGTGTCTGTAATATGCTTTAATTACTTTTTTGGTGGCAACTTGGTAAATGTAAAGTATAGGGATGCTGCAAAGAATTTCAAACTTCACAAGGGCGCGGAGTTGATTATGTACAATTTGGATTCCGTTATTGCAGCCGAGGACGTTTGGATAACAGAGGGTGAAATGGATGCGCTGAGTTTGATTGAAGCGGGTATTTACAACGTGGTAAGTGTTCCAAACGGGGCAAACGAAAACACACAATACCTAGACAGATACATGGAGTTATTCGATTCTGTTAAAAGGGTTCATTTGTGTGTTGATAACGACACGAAAGGACGCGAACTAAGGGAAACACTAGCGGACAGATTTGGAAAAGAACGCTGCGATTATGTTATATTTCAGGGGTATAAAGACGCTAACGAATATCTAATTGCAGAGGGTAAGATAAAACTTAGGGAAGCCGCCTACAACTTTACTGAGTTTCCTCTATTGGGGGTGTTTACAATAAAAGACATTCAGGATGATATTTACGATTTGTACCAAAATGGATTACCTCAAGGCGTGGACACGGGAATGAACGGGTTTGATAGATTGTTGAAATTCCACAAGGGGTATCTCACGACAATAACGGGAATTCCTGGGCATGGTAAGTCAGATTTCTTAGACCATATCTTAATCAAACTAAACACGCGGCACGGGTGGAAAGGTGCATTTTACAGCCCTGAAAATAGACCGACACAGCTTCACTTTAGCAAGTTAGCGCGTAAAATAACTATGCGACCATGGTACGGGGAACACCGCATGAATGAAAGTGAGTTGCAAAGTGCTATGTTCTTCTTAGATGAGACGGTTTACTTTATCAAACCCGAAAACGATTTCACACTAGACAGCATTTTAAGCCATGTAAAGTTACTGAGAAATAGGAAAGGAATAGACTACTTTGTTATTGACGCGTGGAATAAACTAGAGCACCAGTACAGCGAAAGCGAAACAAAATATATCGGGCAATCATTGGACAAATTGGTGAACTTTTGCGAAAGGAACAATGTGCATTGCTTTTTAGTGGCGCACCCTACTAAGATAAGAAAGGACAACGGATTTTACGAAGTGCCTAATCTCTATGACATAGCAGGCAGTGCCAACTTTTTTAACAAAACGGACAACGGTATAACAGTTTATAGGGATATGAGAAACGACATTGTTGAAGTTCACGTGCAAAAGGTGAAGTTTTCACACTGGGGGGAGATAGGTATGCAGAAATTTAACTACGACAAAACAACAGGACTATATTTAGAAACACTATGACGGACACATTCACAGCAGCCTTAGACATATTAACTTTGCGAGGCTTTCCCAACGCGCTAGAGATAGCCAACGAAATTGAATTCCAAACACGATTAAAGACCATACAGCGTCCGAAATCTTTTGAAGATGACAAGAACAGACTATTTGAGATTATCAAAGATTACGTTCCTACATACTGCGCGGGGAAAAAACCTATTCAGAATAGATTAGGCGAAACAATAGGCTACAAAGAGGAAAGAGAAAGGCTAACAATCGAGGCGGTTAATTCTAAATCTCGCAAAGGTGAACTAGTTATGGTTAGGCAAATAATGATGTATTTTCTTAGGGAAAAATCGGGGTACGGATTAAAGCAAATAGCCTACTCATTTGGGGGGCGCGACCATTCCACCGCTATCCATTCAAAGGACACGGTAATTAACTACATGGATGTGGATAGAAAGTACAAGGCAATGATTGAGGAAATCGGACGGGCTTATTTAGAACGTTTCTAAATTACCAAAAGTGCTTGCAGAAATGGAAAGTGTATGTATCTTTGTGCCATACTTAACAACGAAGATATGATAATCACAAAAGGAACCTACGCTAAAAAAGAGCATTTATTCAATGGTGCAAAAACTGCATGTAACATTAGAATATCAACGGGAGCATGCAGCATGGCTGAATTTCAATATTGGGTTGATAATGCACCCGAGTTGTGTTGCCAAAAATGCCTTAATCGTTTTATAGAAAGACAGAGCAGAGTTAAAAAGTAAGCCAACTCATAACTACCGCCCGCCCGATAAGCCCCTCCGCTATCGGGTTAAGGCGGTGAAAAGCGACAATGAAAAATTACAATCCAAATAAAAATGTTTATGAAGCGGCTGTGGAACGCATAGACTTTACATTTAAAAACTTTGAAAGGATATATCTGTCATTTAGCGGCGGTAAAGATTCAGGGGTTATGTTAAACTTAGTATTGGATTATATGCGTCAAAACGGTATCACTGAAAAAATAGGGGTAATGATACTTGACAATGAAGCAAATTATGAATACTCTTTGAAGTTCATGCACAAAATACTACAGGATAATATAGACTTGTTGGATGTTTACTGGTGTTGCCTGCCAATAACATTGCCGTGCACAGTTTCAAGTTATGCAACAGAATGGCAATGCTGGGGCGTTAAAGATGAATACAAGTGGATTAGACCTATGCCAAAGGAAGATTACATTGTCAATATAAACAATCATAAATTCCCATTCTTTAAAGAAGACATGTCTTATGATGAATTTTGGGATGATTTTGGAGATTGGTACTCACAAGGCAAAACCACAGCATGTTTAATTGGTATCCGTGCGGATGAATCTT